CTATCTGGTGTTGACATCTTAGCAGCTCTTCAAATAGTAGCCACAGCCTTGAGCACAGCAGCACCGACTACTGGATTGAATCCTTCTGGTGTCACACTCAACGCTCTTCTTTCAGCCGGCACTGGATCGTAGCCGAGAGAAGACCCATCTGTATATTTATCGTAAAGAGGTAGTGCCATGTTTTCAGGTGAGAGAAAATCATACAGCTTCAAGTCAGTAGGATTCACTGAGGAGAACATCAAGGATAATCGCTCCACTTTCACTGTGAACGACCCGATTGGCATTGTTTCACCCGTTCAGTTTGGAAACAACGCAGACGGGCTCTTTGCCATGCATCGAAACCTACTTGAACAGATCAAGGACAACCTGAAGGTTTTGCTCCGCACCAACCATGGGGAAAGACCTCCACTCTATGATTTCGGTGCTAATCTCATGCCTCTTGCATTTGATATAGGGACTGATTCAGGTGACATACAGGCAATGCAACGAATCTCCAAGGCGTTATCCAAGTATCTGCCTGTTGTTCAAGCATCTGATTATGAGCCAATCGTGCTTTATGAAGACAATGGAGAGTTAGCTAAGGTAGGGGTCAGGATGACGTATGACATTCCGATACTTAGCATCAAAGGTCAGAAAGTGGATTGCATCATTTACGCGGCAGGCTAAGATGGCAAAAGAGAGAATACAGAAGCAGATCAGAAAGGAGAGACAGAACAACTATTTGTCCCGAGATTTCGATCAATTTCGATCTCAACTGCTTGACTACGCACGTGCCTATTTTCCTGACAAGATCAAGGACTTCGGTGAAGCTTCTGTCGGGGGTATGTTTCTTGACATGAACGCGTTTGTGGGAGACAATCTTTCCTACTACCTAGATCATCAGTTTCGAGAGCTCAATCCGAGATTGGCAGTTGAGACCAGCAACATTGAGTCTCATTTGCGCAATGCCGGTGTGAAGATTGTGGGTGCATCACCAGCTGTTGTTACAGTGACAGTCTTCTTTGAGGTCTACGCTATCGGTGATGCTTACGGAAATCCAACTCCTGACCCTGCATTTCTACCGAGACTGTCACAAGGAACAACTCTAAGATCGTCTAACGGAACTGTTTTCACTCTATCTGAAGATGTTGACTTCACCGAGACAGATGTCAACGGTAATCTCAAGTGTTTTGCAGGAATAGACGCAGGTGGACGAATAGGTCAGGCAGGGCGTAACGGAAACTTTGGAACTGTTATCGTCAATCGAGATGTTTTATGCGTCTCGGGTGAACAAAAGTCTGAGGCGTTTGCAATCGCCAATAACTCAGTGCCGTTTCGGTCCATCACGCTTGCAAGCCCTAACGTGTCTCAGATTATTAGCGTGACTGATTCTGATGGTAATGTCTATTACGAAGTTGAAAGCCTCACACAGTCAGACGTCTTTCGATCGACTAGAAACACAAATGAAGATCGTGATGTTGTTGAATCATCACTTGAGATGATTCCTGCACCTTATAGATTCACATCAACGACATCTCTTAGCACTCGAAAGACATCGCTTACTTTCGGTTCAGGTGATGCTGAAACACTTGATGATGATATTGTTCCTGACCCTTCTGAGGTGGCATTACCACTCTATGGAAAAACAACTTTCAGTCGATTCTCGATCGATCCCAATAGGTTGCTAGAAACTCAGTCACTTGGTATTTCTCCTCGAAACACGACACTTACGATTATCTATCAACATGGTGGTGGTCGAGATCACAATGTTGCAGCCGGCTCTATTCGTTTCGTCAAGACTCTTTTGAGAGACTTCCCAAAATCCTATACGTTTGATCCTGCTAAACACCCTGGGCGATCAACAACCAGTTTCACTTCTCTTTCAAACCAGGTGATCAATTCCATAGACGTGACAAACAATGAACCTGCGGTTGGGGGAGACTCTGCACCAACAGTGTCTGATCTACGATCTCGAATATCTTCGTATCGATTCACACAAGAGAGGATCGTCACCAAGCAGGACTTGCTTGCTAGGGTCTACACACTTCCTTCTAACTTTGGAAGGGTGTATCGAGCTGCTGTGTCTCCCAACCCTGAAAACCCTCTATCTTCGCTCATTCATGTTATCTCTCGTGATGCGAGAGGTCGTCTAACAACTTCAACCGATACCCTAAAGAGAAATCTTCGAATCTATCTTAATGAATATAGGCTGATCTCAGATGCATACGATGTTCTTGATGCGGAAGTGATCAACTTTCAGGTTCGATACAGAATACTTGTCGATCCAAGCTATAACAAGTCAGGTGTCATCGCGCAAGCCAACACTGCGGTGGCAAAAAGTCTTAGGCTTCAAAACTTTCAGATTAATCAGCCAATTGTTCGGGATGACATTACCAATATTCTGATCAATACGCAGGGCGTTATCAGCTTGACCAATGTCGAGTTTGTTCCGATTCCTATAAACACACAAAGCACTGTCTTAAGCACCACATTCGAGGGTCGCGAATACTCTGCACTGGACTATAACTTCAAAGCTAACTTCATCAACGGAGTCTATCTGCCTCCAAACGGAGGTATATTTGAGCTTCGCTATCCTTCATTTGACATCAAGGGAGCGGCTGTCTGATGTTCATGATTCTAACAGCCTCGGCTGACACCTATATCACCAACAAGATCATCGGCGGAAAGCTTCGGGCAACTGACGCTAATGTGGGCAGGGCAGGCACGCTTGATCTCTTCAAGCTCTATTCAGAGAGTGAGATCTCCGGAACTGAGGATCCAATTGAGATCAGTCGGTTATTGGTGAAGTTTGATCTCAGTCCCCTACAGGCCCTCACCTCCACGACCCTTGACTTAAACAACACAAGCTTCAGGGCGACCCTGCAACTGTTTGATCTTCTGGGTGGACAGACGAATCCTGAAAATTTCAACGTGATTGCCTTCCCACTGTCCCAGTCTTTCGATGAGGGAAGAGGAAGAGATGTGGGGCAGTTCGGTGATCTAGATCGAGCCAATTTCATCACTGCATCCTACTCTGGTGGATCAAACAATCTGTGGTTTGTTTCAGGTGCCGCCGGGCAAGGTTTGCTAGGTTCGAATGACATTGACATCATCTCAAGTGGAAATCTGGCTGACGGTGACGGTGTCAAGAACTTATGGTCAAGTCAGTATTTCGACACAGGCAGAGAGAACCTCTCACTCAACGTGTCGGATGTGGTGTCAGGCACACTCGCGGGACAGATTCCGGATCACGGTTTCAGGATCTCCTTTAGCGGGTCCGAGGAGACAGATGACAAGAGTCGATTCGTCAAGCGATTCGCCTCGAGGCACTCATCCAATCGAGCTCTTCATCCTGCCTTGCTGGTGTCTTGGGATGACACGCTGTTCGACAACAGTCGTGACTTCTTCTTCGACTCCACAGGATCCGTCTTTCTCAACAGTTACTTGAGAAATCGCCTGACAAATCTTGTATCAGGAACTTCTCTGTCACCCATCACAGGGCAAAACAGCTTGATTATGAAGCTGCAGACAGGTTCCTTCATCAAGTATGTGACGGCCAGCCAATTCACACGAGGTCTTAACAACATCACAGGCGTCTACTCGGCAACATTCGCCATTGCTTCCTCAGATGAGACTCCATACTCAGGAACCCAGACACTTGAGCAGCTGATTTCAGCTTCAGGATCTGTCACATTCGACCAATACTGGGAAAGCCTGGATGGCACCGTGGGTTATCACACTGGATCACTGACAATCAAACGCCTGGAGAGGACATCATTCGAGTCCATTCCCAAGGAGTTGGATTTCATCTGCACAAACTCTAGGCCCACTTTCCGACGTGACGAATCCCATCGTTTCCGAATTTTCGTGCGTGACCTAGATGCGAGTCGGTTTGCTGTCAAGATACCTCTTAGGCTTCAATCGATCATAGCGGATCAAGCCTACTATCGAATCGTGGACAGGCAAACTGGAAACGTGGTTGTCCCATTCCTAACTGAAAACAACGGAACGAGAATGAGTTCTGACTCCGACGGAATGTTCTTTGACATCACGATGTCAGGGTTACCTGTGGGAAGGCAATACGGAATCCAGATGCGGGTTGATGACTTCGGTGTGACAGGCATCTACGATCTGCACAACGTCTCGTTCAGGGTGGAGTGAGATGCCAGTCCGTGCCAGCAACATATTCGGAAGAAAAGGCAGCCTCTTTGATGCCAATGAACAAGAACTCTATTTCAAAGGAGGGGCAGGTAAGATAAATCTCTCTACAACCTCGGACCTTCATGGTATATCAGGAAGCACACAACCAACCGGATCTTACAGGTATGATCCGCTTGGGTTTCCTATCAGGTCAACCCAGCAGATACCTCTTGACTGGTCTAATTTCTCCAACCATACATTCTTCAATTCAGCTGAAGCGAACGTCAATATGGCGTTCGATACGATCATAAATCAGTATCCGTTCGATGGATCTCGATCGGAGATGATTGAGTTCATTGATTCGCTAACTGGATTTGAGAAATGGGTCTATGACTCTTTCACCAAACACGTTGGATATCTCACTTTCAATTCCACCGACAGTCAATCAATTGTAACCCAAGATGCACGAGGTTACTTTATTCCAGAGCTGTCTAAAAATCCTGACAGGAGAGCAGTTCTCAGTCCCACTGGTGGTGCAACCTCGCTCTCGTTTGAGATGGATTATCATCATCCGCCCGGGGTTGACATCGATAATGCAATCCTCTATCAAAAAGTCAATGATGCTGGTGATGGATTCACCACAGCCGTGTCAAGCTCGCTCTCGTCTGACTCGACCTACAGGTTAAGCGCTATCGTTAGCTCCGGGACGTATGCCATCTCTGCTTCTTATGACTTTGATCGAGGGGTTTTCAATAGAATTGGCGTTGTGTACGACCACGACAATACTGAGCCTATCCTTAGAATCTTCAGTGGAAGTAGCGAGGTAGCGACTTCAAGCAGGTACAGCTTTGAAGCAATAAATTTCGTCACTGCTTCCTTGAGAATAGGATCTGGATCATCGGTAATAACTCCAGCCACACCCACGACTGGGCTCAACTTCATTCCCCAGAACACACTCTCTGGATCCATTGATGATTTTCGAGTGTTCAAGTCAACTAGAACAACTCAACAGATCGATGATGATTTCTACAATACAGTCTATCCAGATGAGAGGCCTGACCTAGCCTTGCTCTATCGCTTTAACGAGCCGTCAGGCTCTTATAGCGGTAACAACATCGCCCTTGATTCTTCTGGAAACGGTCTTCATGCTACGATTACAGGATTCAATGACGCACAGAGGCTAAAAACACTAGGAGAAAATCCTAATCTCCCACTTGAAGACCCTGCCATCTCCCCCGCATTGTTCCCATTGTTGGGTGACACAATCACGCTTAACACAGAGCTGCTTGCGTCAGCTTCGCAATATGATGCAAACAACCCAAGTCTTATCACACGCTTGATTCCAAGGCACTTCTTGCTTGAGGCAAGTCAGTTTGAGGGTTTTGATGACGAGGGTGGTGATACAGCTGATGTGATAACCTCAGATATGCCAGATAGGCCAGTTCCAGGCACAGCAGAAATAGGATCACCGCAGATCATCTCCTCATTCTTGTTTACGATGGCGAAGCAGTTTGATGAGTACAAGATCTTCATTGACCACTTCTCAAAGCTTTTGTCTGTTGGTTACGATAGAAACGGTACCGTCGCCGACACATTTTTGACCAACTGGGGTGATATTCACGGGCTTGATACCCAACCTATTGTCTGGAAGATGATTTCCCTTGCTCAATACTATGGCGGTGTGAATCTTGGCGTGGATCGAAACATTGCCGCCCGATCCGCAAAGGATGTTGCTGCAGAGATCACCCGACGTTTGTTAACAAATTACAATGAGATTCTTCGATCGAAAGGCACTCGCCACTCTATTGAAGCAGTTTTTAGAGCGATAGGCATTAATCCAAACACAAGCATTCGAATTCGAGAGTTCGGGGGTGCAAGAAAGAAAAGGCTTCATGCCACCGATCGAAGAATAGCAGAAGTACGTGCTAAGCTTGACATGTCAGGAACGTTTGATGCACCGGTAGGAACCCTAAATGCACAGGGATTTAGCGATTCTGTTCCGTTTGTCACAACAGGTTTTCTTTCTGCGTCTAGGGTAGAGGTTGGTTTTCCGATACCCGCGGGAACGTTTGTCGACAAGACAGGGTATTCACCTCACGGAATCTCTAACAATCCAAACGACGGCCTGCTAACATCAGGTAGTTTCACCGTGGAAAACCTGATTCGCTTTCCAGGACGTGTGGGTCAGACTTATGCAGCTACACAATCATTAGTTAGATTGCACACTACTGGCACGAACGGCAACTCACCTCTAATAAATCTTGTTGCCACCAAGCCCAATGCTGATACCGGTGTAACAGGATCACTTTCTCTCTACGTTCGAACGATTGATGACAGTAGCGCTTCCAATGTTTTGGCGCTTCATTTGACCGGAGTAAATGTTTTCTCAGGGGATGACTATTATGTCAATTTCGGCCGCTCTAAGGGATCATTATCATCTCAGTACGTAACTGCATCATACTTCTTGAATGCAGGCATCAATCGATTCGGAAACGATTTTGATCTGTTTACAACATCATCTCTCTTCTTTGAGAGAGATCAGGGGAATCCCGATCTACTCTCCAGCCTCTCATCAGCATCGAATGCCAGCGGATCTTTCTTGGTTATCGGAAGTCAGAGTCTTGATGCTGCTTCAACAGTCGGTCTTACCAACACAACTGCTGTAACTGATGCCTCTTCTCGAAGCACAGTTTTCGAAGGCCAGTTCTCTGAACTTCGTTTCTTCTCCAAAGCACTCACAAGACAGGAAATCCGCGATCACGTGTTCAATCCAAGATCGGTGGGTGTCGTTGATCCTCTCACTAATTTCAACTTTGAGCTCACACCAACGGGTTCATTTGAGCGCCTTCGAATGAATGTGACAGTTGATCAACCCGCTACCGGATCAGACATATCAGGGCAGCTTCTACTAACAGACTTCTCGCAAAATGGCATAAACGCAACGGCTAGTTCATTTGAGACAAGCAAGCGAATCATAGTGCCTCGTCGACTTGACTTCGCCATCATTGAGCCGAGATGGGATGAGAGATCATCCGACAACAAGGTACGACCAAGAGGATACGAGTCACCTGAGCTTATCGAGAGGTTCGATGCCAGAATTGCCCCAGTAAGACAAATCAGAAGAGTTGACCAAGCCTATGATGACACTCGGCTAAGTGTTGAGATTAGTCTTGTCCGGGCTCTGAATGAAGACATTTCAGGAATACTCTCCACGCTTGAGTCGATTGATAAAGCAATTGGTAAAACCGAGAACTTGTACACTGTGGAGTATGCTGAGCTCGAGAGGCTGCGATATGTCTACTTCCAACGCCTGACTGAGAGAATCAAGTACGAGAAATTCTTTGAGTTTTACAACTGGTTTGACACTAGCATCGGAAATTTTATCGCAAAGCTTCTTCCCTTGAAAACCGATTTCTTAGGCACAAACTTCATTGTTGAGTCTCACATGCTCGAACGGCATAAATTGGTCTACAAGGATTATCTGCAATATGTGGGAAGACTTGCAAAAAAGGAGCTCATTGACACAGGGGCCGGAAGCTCATTCGCACATAGCGCCAGCGACTCTTTGTCTTGGGGGTCTGGCGGGCTAATGGGAGGCTAGCAAATGACAACTACTGTTTTCATATTAGGGTCTGAGCAAAGATCACCCTCTTCTTTGTCTTTATTTGACTCGCTTCGCCAGGGTGTCAATATTACCTCCTACACATACTTTCGAGGTAGTAATTTTTCTCCAAAGTTGGTGGGCAATAACGGATGCACACTTCTTGTTACAGGGTATCTTACAACGACTGGAGACGTTAGATACTTTGACGACAAGATCATAGAACCATCCTCGCAGAGAAACGATCACATTAGAGGAGATAGATCTAGTTACTCTATAGTTCCTAGACTACAAATTGAACAAAGAGACCTGGGTTTCTTGAGTGAAGCCCAGAAAATGAGAGTGGGTCAGGAGCCCTATCGAGACGCTGATAGACTCGATCCTGTCACGTATCTTCTGTTAAGTGATACCGGATATCCTAACTCTACATCACTTCGTAACGTCTACTTTGACAATCCATATCGTGCTGACGGAACACTTGAGCCCTTTCCGATTCGCTCGGCAGCCTCTCTTTCTTCCATCGAGAGTCCGTTTGAATCAAGAGGAACAAAGGGTGCGCTATGCACTCAAGT